CGGCGGTCGCGTCGGGCGCAACCTCTCGAAGAAGATCGTGTGGGCAGTGCTCGATGATCTGTCGCAGCGCTGGCCGACGCCCTTTCGGATCGTCCATGGCGCCGCCGCCTGGGTCGACACTTGGGCAGGCCAGTGGGGTTATGAGCGCAACCATCCCGTCCAGCCGGTGCCGATCGACGGCAACCTGGACGGCTATAAGGACCGCGCGCCCATGCGGCGCAACATGCGCATGCAGCGCGACTTCCCCGCCTACATCTGCCTGGGCTTCCCCGGCGGCGGCGGCACCAATTCGATGATGGAAATCTGCCACGACGCCGGCGTGCCGGTGGGGGACGTGGAGATCAATGACGACGGAACCTGGAGGGTAATCTGGTGGCCTCAGACGTGATGGAAGCAATCGCCGAGGCGACCGTGGGTCCGCCGGCGGAAACCTACCGGCGCATCTACAAGGTCGACTCGGCTGGCAAGCTGCGCGTCTGGTACATGGAACGCGAGGGCCACAAGCACCGCGTCGTCGCCGGCATCGACGGCGGCTCCCTGGTGGAGAACGCCTGGACCGAGTGCGTCTCGAAGGGCAAGGGCAAGGCGCAGACCACACCGGAAGAGCAGGCGCTGAAGGAGGTCGAAGCCCTCTACAAGAAGGCCCTGGACCGCGACTACTACGAGACGCCCGAGGAAGCCGCCGGGCCGCCGCGCAACTACCTGCCCATGCTCGCGCAGTCCTGGAAGGAGACGACCTGGGAGAAGTGGGTCGCGCGGGCCGAGCCCGACACCGACTTCGAAGAACCGGACCGGCTCAGCCCGAGCGGCGCCTATTTCCAGCCGAAGCTCGACGGCTACTGCTGCATCGCGCGCGCCGGCGGCCTTCAATCGCGCGAAGGCCTCCCGATCCTGACGGCGCCCCACATCGAAGCGGCCCTGGCGCCGTTCTTCAAGGTCAACCCTGACGCCGTGCTCCACGGCGAACTCTACAACCACGACCTCAAGGAGGAGTTCGAGAAGCTGGGTTCCCTACTCAAAAAGCAGAAGGGAATCACCCAGGCGCATATCGACGAGGTCGTCGCCAAGGTGCAGTTCCACATCTACGACTATCCCGAGCCGGCGCAGTGCAATTTCGGGCGCAGGACTTTCTTCCTGTACCGTGATCTGGATGACCTGGGCCTCTGGAAGCACCCGCTGGTCGCCGTCCCGACGGTCCTGGTCCGAGACGAAGAGCATCTGGTGGAACTCACCGCTCATGCCGTCGAGAACGGCTACGAGGGCGGCATCGGCCGGCTGCACCTGCCCTACGAAAAGGCGAAGCGGTCTTGGTCGGTGATCAAGATCAAGTCTTTCGACGACGACGAGTTCGACGTCGTGCGGATCGAGGAGGGCAAGGGCAACTACGCCGGCTACGCCAAGCGCGTGGTCTGCTGGCGGAAGGACGCCGACCGTTCGGCTGGGCCGACGAAGGACAACACGTTCGAGGCCGGCATCAAGGGCAAGCGCGATCAGTGGTTGGCCGATCTCTTGCAGTCCGACCACAAGATCGTGACGATCCGTTATTTTGGCTACACGCAAGGCGGCGCTGGCGTCCCTCGCATGGGGGTCGCCATCAAGTGGCACGGCGATATTAGGCTTCTCTAGGAGACGACATGGCACTACTCGACGATTTCCGCGCCCAGGTGCTCGAAGCCCGCAAGAGCGGCGACGAACACGCGACGTTCCTGGTGATGGTCCTGTCGGACATCAACAACATCGCGAAGGCCGACGTGAAGCCGGCGCCGACGGCGGACGATCCCCACGCGGTGCTCCGCCGGCAACCGACCGATGACGACGCAGCGAAGGTGATCAACGCGCAGATCAAGCAGTTGGCGCTCCTGCTGGACGGCTCGGCCGAGAAGAAGATCGCGCCGCTGCCGGCCGACAGCGACTACGCCAAGCAGGTCCGCGCCAAGCTCGATCTGCTCAAGGCCCTGGTGCCCGGCCCGCTGACCGGCGAGCCCTTGCAGGTGGCGATCCGCGAGGCCGCCGACTTCTGCGATACCTCCATCGAGATCAAGTCGATGGGCGCGATCATGAAGCGGCTCAACGAGGTCTACCCCGGCCGCATTGACGGCGCCGAGGTCAAGACCCTGATCCTCTCGGGCGCGTGCTGATGCGGCTGCGCATCCTCACCTCGGCCGCGACGCTGGCGCTGATCCTGGTCGCCGGCGACGCCTCGGCCGCCGCTAAGCTGCCGCCACAGCCGATCGGCTATCTCGGCAGCTACGGCTACACCGTGCCGCTGAGCTATGGCTACAAGCATCCGCCCAGGATCAGGCTCTACCGTGCGCTCTATCCACGTGGGCGCACGCCGCCCAGGCGTTGAATCGAAAGGGCCGGCGGATCGCTCCGCCGGCCCTCTTCGTTTCGGCCGACCGCCTCAGTCGTCGCGTGGCGGCTCTTGACCCGCGATGGGCGTCAGCACCCGGTCGATCTCGCCGACGGCCACCAGCGTCTCCGCAGAGCCCGCGTAGGGCATGCCCGGCACGTTCAGGCACTGCACGAGATCGCGGATGCGCTCGACGATCACGAATTGCAGGTGCTTGGCCGTCAGGGGATTGAGGTCCCGATGGTTGCGGGGGTCCGGCGACTTCTTCAGGTAGCGCGTCACCTGGGATTTCGAGCAGCCGATCAGGGCGGCGATGTCGGCCTGCCAGTGCTTGCCGTTCAGGGTCTGACCGATGCGGGCGAAATCCTCCGGCGTCAGAACTGGCGGAAGATTGGTCCCGGCGGGTGGCTGTCCAGCACTTCCAGCGCTCGGCGCTCGCGCAGCCCCCACGGCTCGGGGGGCTGCGTCGGCGGCTCCGGGTTTGGCGGCTTTGGTCGCTTGTGCGGCTTGCGCCATTTCATGCACTCTCCACGGATACAGATTCAGCCGGCTCGGCTCCGCCTCGGAGAAGCTTCGCGTGCTGAAAGAGATTGCCGGGCTCGCCTTCGTTGCGGCTGCGCCAGGACTTGGTGGTCCGTCCGACCTGGACGAATGAGCCCTCCCCGAGATATTCAGCGAGCGCGAAGGCCGCGACGCCCGTCTCGGTGGGATAATAGCGCGTCCGCTGGCTGCGCCAACCGACCTGTTGATCGGTCGCGCGCAAGGCGCCGTTGCGGACCATGGAGCGGAGCGCGGCGCTGATCGACGAGGTCGCCACTTCGGCATGCCGCTCCTGGACGTCGGCGGTCGTTACGCCGGGATCGTCCTCCCCGGCGGTGCGCCGCTCTGTCCAGAGCGACCACACCGTTTTGAAGAAGGCTTCGTGCGCGAGTGAGATGCGGCAGGCGGGTTGACCCTGGCGGCGCAGGATGATGAAGTCCCGCCGCTGTCGCATACCGGCGGCATGCAGGGCCGCCATCCGGCCGCCCGGAGCCGCCGAGGCGACCTTGGCAAGGTCCGCCGGCGCGCGCGCACGACGCATCGGACGCTGGTCGACGACCTCGGTCGCGCCATCATCCAGATCGTGTTCCGCCTCGGGCCTCGACATCAGGGCTCCATCAGAGTCAACGTGGCCGGACAATTAACCGAATGTTTGCTGCCTGTCAACACTCGCCAGCCTGACATAAGTTGACCTCGGGCTTACGAATGCCATACTGACTGGCATTCAGGTTAAGGAACGCCCGTGTCCAACAACGCCGCCCTACTCGCCGCCCAGCCGCCGCAGAAGACCTCCAAGGGCAGTCAGCACACACCTAGCGTCGACGAACTTTATGGGCCGTTGATCAAGGCCGGCTTGGTCCGGATTATCCGTCGCAAGGGCCGCCCGCCGCTGATTCGCTGGCTTTAGTTTATCAACTGGCCAGTTCGTCAACCCTGGCTGTGCAAATCGACCGATCCTTAAACCGTCACGCCGCGATCGCTTCGTCCGCGACCTCGGCCACCGGTTGGCTGTTCTGCTGGGCGAGGTAGTAGACGACGTTATTGTCGTCATCGAGCGTGGTCTGCACGATGATCTCGGTGCCGTCGAACGTGAACGCGCGGCCTTCCAGGGTATGCAGACGCTTCGGGAAGCGCTGCTTCTTCTGATCGTCGTTGTTGCCTTCGATGATGTCGAGTTCAAGCGCGAGCGCATGTTCGAACAGCTTCGAGGGCAGGATGGCGTCGAAGGTGAACTTCTTCAGCCACTCCTTGACGAACTGGCGGACGGCGGTTTCGTCCATGTCGGCGCCGGCCGAGCGGCGGTTGTCGAGGAAGCCTTCGACGCCGCAGGCCTGGAGTACGCCGCCGACCTTGCGGGACCAGTCCTCGAAGCTCGCGCGCTTGCGGGTCTCGAACACCGGGCAGCCGACGTTGATCCAATACTGGATCATGGTCAGGATGTTGCCGACGATCTTCGAGCGGTTCGCCGCGATCCAGCCCGGCAGGTCATCGTGGTGATAGACGCGAGTTTGGATGTCGGAGGTCTTGGCGTTGATCCGCACCCACACGATGCGCCGCTCCATCTCGGAGCCCACGATCGGGTTGTTGCCGGTGCCGACCCAATTGAAGATGTTCGGCCGGCTGATGTTGCGCGAGACACCGAGCATCCGGCCGCCGATCTCCTGGGAGGTGATCGACTGGAGGAGAGCGCGGTTGTTGAAATCCTTCACGTCGTCGAAGAACAGGTGGCTGCGGGTCTCGATGATCGCCGATAGGAGCGCCTTCTGCATCTCCTCTTCGCTCTGCGTGTAGCGCATGGGCGCGCTCTCGGCGCCGTCGAAGATCAGCATGGGCAGCTTGCCCAGCAGCGTCCCGCCCGTGCCGGGCACCGGCTTGGCGACGAAGAACACTGGCGTGCAGCCGTTGATCATCCGTCGCATGAACGGCGTGATCAGCATCGCCAGCGCGTTCGCTTCGGACGGCTCGCGACGCTCGACGCCTTCGAGATCGTAGTCCAGGAACGGGAAGTCGATCAGAAGCTCATGCTTGAGGAAGTTGACGGCCTCCTCCACGTCGGCCGCGCTCGGCTGCTCCGGCACGTCGACCGAGAACTTGGTGTTCGCCATCAGCAGGTTCAGTTCCGACTTATAGCCCGGCGTCATCACGAGATCGCCGTTCGCGGTGAAGAGCGGCGTGTAGATGATCTCGGGAGATTGCGGCAGTTCGGTCCAGGCCTGCTCGTAGACGTGGTCCGCGACCTCCTTCTGGACGGCCTGACGGGTTCCGTCGCCGTTGTCGGAGCGACGCACGAACGTCACGCGCTTGTTCAGTTCGGACCACAGGGTCCGGTTGGAAAGCTCGTCGAAGGAGATGCGGCCGGTCTTCGGGTTCCGTGACAGGCGCACGGGCTTGTCCTGGACGCAGGAGAACGTGGGCTCCTTGTCGACCTTGTTGGTCGTCAGCAGCGCCTTGAAGCAGGTGTCGAAGGCCTCGTCGAAGTTGAAGTCTCCGGAGAAGGAGAACACCATTCGACCCTTCGGGTCCTTGTAGTCGCCGCTCTGGTTG